CTACGTGACGCTCTTGAACTGGATATGTTCTGGGCTCGCGTGCCCGTAAGTGACGTCGATCGTTTCGGATCGATCGCCGAGCAATTTCGCCACCATGAAGAGCGATTCGCCTTGGTGCAATAGATTGGTTGCGCGGCTGTGCCGCAGGATGTGGGGGTTCGATCTGCCGTGCAGACCCAGGGCCTCGCAAGCGCGCTTGAAGGGGCCGTACACATTGCAGGGCTGCTCGAACAGATAATCGCCCGGGGTGTCCTTCATCCGCCGGTCGATGATATCGGCGATCTCCGGGAAGATCGGAACGACCGGCTTACGCTTGTTCGTCTTCTTACGGCCGTAGGGCTGCAAATTGATTCGGCCGAGCACCCGATCGATCTGGCTCTTCTTGAGCTGCGAGACGCTCTCCTTCCGGGCGCCGGTGTAGTAGGCGATCATGATCCAATCGTGGAGCCAGCCCGAGGTGGACAGGAGCAGCATCTGGACCTCGTCCTCGGTGAGGAAAGGGCGCTCGGCGGTGTCGACTTCTGGGAGCTCGATCTTTGGGATCTCGAGCTGGGTGATCCGCTTCCACTCACAGGCGTGCCGGGCCGCGGATATGAGCGTGGTGAGCTCGTACCGGACCGTCGAGAGCTTCGTCACTTTGCGAGGGATCAGCCGGCCGCTTCCGGACGTCTCGCCGTTCAGTCGGGCTTGCACGTAGCGCCGGGATAGGAGGATATCGACTTGAGCAAGAGGCGTGGTCTTGAAGAATTCCTTGAGGTGCCGGATCGCAACTTCCCTCCGCTCGGAGGCGACGCACTTCACCCGGACGTGCTCCTTCAGGTAGTCGTCCAGGGCCTCCGAGACGGTCAGCCCAGAAGGAGATCCCGTAACAGGTTCGCCGACGAGGAACTCCGCGTATTTGCGCCGCGCTTCCGCCGCGTCTTTCGTCCCGAGGGTCTTGCGCTCCGTGCGCTGGGCCTTCTCGTCGTACCAGAAGACGTAGTAGGTGTCGCCTCGCTTGTTGACCCACGGAAGGTCGCTCGTTGCCTCCGGCATGTGAACTCCCCCACCTGTTTGACCGAGAATCGTGCGTGACCGCCCAGCGTGTAGAACGCCGGCTCGAGCAGTCGCATATGGATGTATCGTTGGATCGTTCGGCGGCTTAAGCCGCACTTTTTGGCGAACTCGCCTATTGTGAGATAGTGGCTAGTTGTGCGGGCGGCGTCGTCCTGCCGAGGTTTTCGCTGAACCGTCATCCGCCCGCTCGTCCTTCTCAAGCTCTTCCGTGATGATGTGTATGACCTTCAACGCGGCCGAGAGGCTCACCTCTTGGCGGATGTTGAGCGTCGCCTTGCCGCCGCCCTTGTCGACGAACTCCAGCCTGGGCTCGACGCCCAGCATGCTTTGAACCTCTCCCGGCACCTCGAGATAGCCCGGGTACAGCTGATCGATGTCCTGGTTGAGCACCTTCGCGATCCCGGCCATCATGTTATGGCTCGGGCGGTGCTTGCCCAGGAAGTAGCCGTTCACCGAACGCCGATCGATCTCGCGCCCCATCTGGAGGGACAGCCGCCGGGCAAACTCCGCCTGGGTCCATCCCTTCGCCGCAACCTTCTCGGTGAGCCGGTGTGCGAAGGCCCGGAGCGCACGGTTCTCTTGCAGTTGGCGGCTTTCGCTAGCGCGCTCATTCGGGGTAGCGGGCGGGCCGCTGGCAGGCTCCTTCTGGGTCGCGATATCCGATTTCTTCGACATCAACATTGTCCTCCGTCGTCCGGAGCGTCAAGCTCCAATTCGCGACAAAATAGGACATTTGTCGGGTTTGTCAACATCACCGTGTGTGATGTTTACGAAAAGTCGCTTTTTATACAGTTGCTTAAAGGTTCCGAATCCGGCAAGCGGGTGTCGAAAATGTCGCACCTGACGCGCCTGCCAGCGTCGCGCTCAATCGACATGAGCGTGCCAAATCAGGTCCGGAAACTCGACCAAAAGCGCGAATCGAAGGGAGTTATACACGAATTTGTGAGGAAACTGTGTCAAAATGAAACTCTAGGTGCGGGCGCAAACTGTATGCCGGAAAACTTCGCCCTTGTCTCGGTGGTGTGTGATCGCGACCATGGAGCGGCCCGATGCGTATCCGGAAGCCCGGTGCCAGGCGTCCTTCGCGGACAGACTCTGAAAGGTTTCCCAGACCACGCCGTGCTTCTCCCCGCCGCCTTTGCTCTTGTGGTGGACGTGCCCGAAATAGGCGTAGCGGTAGACGCTCTCGCCCCAGTCCTTCGGCATGAACGAGGCCATCACTCCGGGCATCTCATCCGGCTTGACCATGTCGCCGTGGGTCGCGCCGATGAACACTTTGCCGAAGCGCCACCAGAAAAACTTTGACGGGTCGCGATCGACGTGAACGCGTTCGTTGTTGTGGAAGAACGCCGCGAGCGCGACCGAGAGGGTGAGCGCGGTGTGCGGGTCGTGGTTCCCTGGCAGGCACCGCACGATCACCTTCGCGTGCTTCTGGAGCGCGAGTTCGATGCATTCGATCATGAGCTCGACGCCGACCTGGAGCACCTTAGCGTAGCGGGTGTCGACGTCCAGCGCGTTGCCACTCCGGGCCGTCCGGTTCTCGTTCGTGTCGCTGTGGAAGAAGTCGCCCAGGTTCAAGACGAGCGCGGTCTCTGATGCCGGGGTATGGGCCACAAGATCGGACATCGCGTTCTTGAGCGCGCGCTCGCCGATCTCCAGGTCGTAATCCTCGCCAGCCTCCTCGGCCCAGGCGTAGAGGCCCAGGTGGTGGTCGGCGATGTTGTAGACGGTTGCGAGGTCGGCGTTCACGTGCTGGGGCGCCGGCGGCAGCGCGGCGTGGCCGCGGTAGCGCTCGAACGCCCCCTCGATCGCCTCGAGGAACTGCTGCGCGCTCTGGTCGGTGCTCGTCTTGACCCATTGCATCAGAACGTCGCCGTTGGGCCCGTAGAGCGTCGATAGCCCCTTGATCTTCTGGCCGATCGGCACCGGCTCCGGCACGGAGCCGTCGAGGCCGCGCTGCGCCGCACGCAGCAGGCGGTTGTTCATCGCGTTCCAGGAGATCCCCAGGGCCTCCGCAGCGGCGCGCAGGGTAGGGTGCTGATTACGAACCTGGACGGCTTCGATCAGCAGCTCATCAGGCAGCGGGGGTGTGCTCATTTTTTCCTAGATGTGATCGTGCCGACCATCTTTTCGAGGCTTCTGCCGGCGATGTAGCCCCCCAGGCAAAGCGCCACGAGATCGACGATATCTTTGAGGAGCGGATCTCCAACCCTGACCGGCGGCATGCCCAGCCAGTCGACCGCTACCGGGGTGATCACGCCATAGAAGAGAGGGACGAAGGCGAGTGAGCAGCCCACCATTGGCCGCCAGTTCCGTTGCAGCCAGCTCTCGCCCTTCGCCTCGGCGATGATCACATCGCCTTGTGTCTTGGCGACCTCAGCGAAGGTCGAGAGCAGCGCCTTGCGGATCTCTGCGTCGAGCTCGGCCTCGGTGATCTTCCGGTCTTGAAACTTCAGGATGACGTCCTTGACCGGCTGGATAAGCTGGCCGAGCAGGTCCCCTGTCAGCCAGCCCAGGATCGTGCTAATGCCGATCATCAATCAGCCTCCGAATTTCGCTTTGATTTCACGGCGGAAGTAGATGGCCAGGACGAGCGCTACGATCGCCGTGATCCCGAACGCCCCTAGCGCGTAGGGGTTGTTGATGGCACCGAAGAGTCCCGCCCCGAACGAGGCCAGCGCCCCAGCGATGGCGCTCCACAGCGTCTTGTCCTTCGCGAGATTCTGGCCGTCCGGCTTGGCTTGATCGGGCTTCACGTCTGGCGGCAGAATCTTGGATTCAGCAGCCTCGAGCGCGTCGAGAAAATTCTTGTGGTAGCCGGCGATCAACTTCGCCTTGTCGGTGCCGTTGACGATGCGCCGGGCGCCCACTGGATCGTCCTTAGCGTGGCTGAAGTACTCGATCAGCTTCTTGCCTGTGAACAGCCCCTGCGCCATGCCCTCGAACATGATCCGGACGGAGATTTCCGGTTTGAGCGCCGCATCGGGGTTGGCGATCAGATCGGCGCCAACCACGCGCGAGAGTTTGCGGTAATTGGCGCGGCCTGTGATCTGGATGAGCCCGCGCCCGCGGAAGCGGTAGCCGTCCCCTTGGACAGTATTGCCGAGGTTTTGACCGATCGTGGTGCCGGGCTCATACTTGTTGAAGTATGCGCGCTGGCCGCGCTCATAGATCGGCTGCATCGTGCCGGCCGTTTCGTGAAACGCCTGGGCTAACATGTTGGCCAGCCAACGAACATCTTGGGCTTTCGGCCAATCTTCCCAGTGGTCCAGGATCGTGTTGAGGCCGTCAACCTGCTGCTGTGTCAGCCGGCCGCCGAAGGGCGCTCGCCGAGCGTAGGCGAAGAAAGCTTCTCGATTGATCGACATCTTACCTCGCTAGGAGAGCGCAAACGGTGGAGCCCGGGACAATGACGCCGAACCCCGGCTGTGGCCGGAACATGCCAACCACAATCCCAATGACATGCTGCGCACTGTCGAAGACCGGGCCGCCGCTGGAGCCCGGGGCGATGCTCAGATCCATGAGCACGCCCTCTTTCCACGGGCCAATGGTCCGCACAGGCGCCGAAACTCGGCCCCAGGTCGAAATGAAATCCTGGCCCAGTGGGCTGCCCTTGGCCGTGAACGATTCACCAACGGCGGGCGTGCGGCAGCTTAGATCGGAGGCCGCGACGCTCTCGGGCGCTTCGACCCGGACGAGCGCGACGTCGTAAACTTCGCTTTGCCAGAGGACCTCGCCGTCGAGGATGCGCCCGTCATCTGTGGCCACCTTTAGCTTCCCGTCAGGGGCCAGCTTCGTGACATGGGCCGCGGTCAGGATGCGGCCGCTTCCGATATGCACCCCGGAGCCGTTGCCTGTCGGCAGGACAATCTTGACAGTGGAGCCCGCGAGGCCGCCTTTGGCGGGCGTAGCGACGAAGGAGCCGAGTCCAAGGAGCACGACAAGGACCACGACAAATGCGACACCCTGGGCAAGCGTAAGCCGTTCCGTCCTCATCTGACCTACTCCTCTGAGGTCTCTCGCGCCCCGGCGCCAACCGCCAGGAGCCTATTGAGTTTGGCGTTCCAGCTCGGCTTCTCCATCTCGGCCACCGGCCGCGTGAGGAGGTGCTGGAACAGCTCGGGGTCGAACCACATCCGGTTGACGAGCTTGCCGATCTTCGATTCTAAAGTTAGATCTCGCGTAGCCGGCAGCAGGTTCATCATCGTCTTAATTCGCTTCATGATCATGCCGGTTTTGATCGCGTCGTTCGTGTAAAACAGAATGGCCGCCTCAAAGCTGTTGGCGATTTGCCGGTTCTCTTCAGTGGGCGAACCCGCCACAGCCGTGCGGCGCAGGTTGCCGAGCGGCTCGAGCATCTTGTGGGCCCGGCGCAGCGCGTTCATCTCGGCCGGGCTGTAAACCTCGGCCAGCGCCTTCTCGTGCTGCTTGAACACCTTCTGCAGCTTGGCGATCGAGACCGGGCCGTCCGGGGCCCCGCCGGTGAGCGCCGTGTTCGTGCCAGTCACCTTGTCGGCCAGAACCTCGGACACCGCCGCCTTCCAGGCGCGCTTGGCGTCCGGGTCGCTTCCGAGGACCTTGTTGATCTCCTCGAGCTGCTTCTCGGTGCCGTAGGTATCGCCGCCGAAGATCCGCTTGGCCACGTTCCGCGGGTCGTCCTCGAGCAGCCTGGCGACGGTCGCGCTGTCACTGAAGATGTCGAGCGGCTCGCTGCCGGAGCGGAACTTGTCGAGGTAGTCCCTGAACTCCGGCGCGCCGGCGCTGATCGCTTCGTCAAGCGCCTTGCGGACCTCGATCAGCTCCTTCTGGGCAAAGCGGCCGGTGGGGTTCTCGCCCCGGCCTTCGATCACATCGTTGATCGCCTTGCGGGCCTCATAGAGCCCGGCCACGGTGTTGTCGAGCTCATCCGACCCAACCTTGTTGAGCATCCGGCGCGCTTCAGTCAGCGCGGCGCGAACCGGCGGCCGTTTGGCCGTGGCCAGCTTCTGCTCGATGAGCTGCGCGATCGGCGCTGCGTCGACGACAGCGCCGCGGGCCTCCGCCTGCTGGAGAAGCGGCAGCGCGGCGGCGTCCCGCTCACTGGCGATTTGCTTGGGCCGATCCTGGGCGAACCGGGTGGCGGCGCTTTGATCGGCGGCCGGGTCTTTGAGACCCACAACATTGGCTTGAGCGGCGTTGGCCAGCCGTTCATCCGCTTCTTGGAATCGAACGGAATCTTTGTGCCGGGCGCCACGGCCAAGCGCTATCAATCCTATGTCATCGCTGCCGATGTCGGCCGAAGGTACCGGCTCGCCGTAGGCCCGCGCGTCGTTGAGGCGCTGGCCGAAACGCTGCGCGGCGGCTTCTGGGTCTGTGGCTCGGCCCTGCACGAAGCTCGCAGCGTGATCAGCGACGCGACGGGAAACGGTGGGGTCCTCGATGCTCTGGCGCGGGACGGAGGTGTCGGTCGTGAACCCACGAGCGGCCTCCGCACCACGGCGCATCGTCCCCGGCACATCGGCCAAGGTCGATCCGCCGATGCCGCCCAGCACGGCCGCACCAACAGTGCCCAGCGGGCCGAAGGTATCGTCGAGGTCGGAACCCTCGTAAGCGCCGACGGCCGCGCCGGAGCCAAGCCCGGCGGCGGTGTCGCCGATCACCGGCCGGCTCGCGCCGCCGGCGTAGGGCGCGGCGTAGCGTTCGATCATCTGGCCAATTGCCGTCTCAGCCGGCCGGAGCCCGGAGGCCGCGCGCCTGGCGAGCCCGCCGGCCCCACCAAGGGCGCCAGTTCCGAAGCGGGACGCCTCGTAAAGGATGCGCTCGCCGAGGCCCAGCTGCTCAGGGTCGATCAAGTCGGCGCCCAATGCTTCCACGCCGCTGCCGACGGTGTTCGCGATCCAGTCGGAGCCGCCGACCGGCTCGGTGATCTGCGGGATGTCGGCCCCGAAGAGGTTCGCCCCGCTAATGCCGGCATTCATGGCGCCGGTCATGAGGTCGACCGGGAGCCCGATCAGGTCAGCCACGCCGCGGCCGACGGCCTGGGCCCCGAGCTGAAGCGGCGCGGGTTCGGGGGCGGTGGGCGTCGCCCAGCGGACTTCGGCGACGTCAGCGGCGGCCGGCGGGGCCGACTGCTGCAGGACAAACCCGGGAGGCGGTGGCGGCACAGCGCCGGCCGCGCCCGTCCCTTCGAGGACGAAGCCAGGCGGAGGCGGCGGGATTACTGAGCCGGGACCCATTGCGTACCGTCAAATTCGAGGACTTCACCCGTCTGTGGGTTCACGGCCCTGGGCCGCGCTGCTGGAGCGGCGGCTGGCGGGGGCGGTGCGCCCGCTCCAGCTGGACCGCGGCCGAGGTATTGGTCGGTGACGCGCTGATTGAGGCCCAGGATGTCCATGGCCGCGTCGAGCTTCGCGCCGAGGCTCGCCGGATTCGCGAAGATGTCACCCGGGTTACCGAGAGCCGCCTGGAAGCGCTGAATGTCCCGGTCCGTAACCGAACGGCCTTCCTGCCCGGCGAGCGCCTCGGCGCCCGAGAACACGAGCATCTGGTACGCGGTCTGGATCTTCGGAAGGTTCGGGTCGAACGTGAACAAGTTGCGGATCGTCTGCGGCGAGACACCTTGCGCGGACGCTTGCCGGGCCATCGCGCCGACGGCCTCCTGAGCGCCGTTGTAGCCCATGCCGGCCGCGAGGTTGTCCGCGAGCTGGCCCACATCCTGGGCCATTCCTTTGAGCCGGCCCGTAATGCCGACGTTCTGGGCCCCACCCTCGTTCAGCAGGTTCTTGGTGTACTCAACCAGCCCCTTGAACTTCTGGTTGGAGATGTCCTGTTTTTGCAGCGCGCTTCGGACAGGGCGCTCTAGCCCCGGAACGCCGCCCATCTCGATGGTGGTGCCGTCCGGTGCCGTAACGCTCATGCCCTTGCCGCGCTTGGCGGCCTGGGACAGCGCGAACTCGCTCGCCTGCTCCGCCGGCATTCCGACGTTCGTAGCCAGGTCATAGTACTGCTGATAGGTGGCGGACGGGTCGTTCACGTCCGCGCCAAGCACTTCCTGCTGGGCCGGGCTAAGCGCGTCCAGGTTGTCGAAATTCTGGCCCAGCAAGGTGCCCCGCTGCTCCGCTTCGGAGAGGATCGGCGCCACGCCTCCGGCGAACGCGCCGGCCCGGGGTACGAATGCGGGCTGACCGCCGACGAGCGCCTCGACAGGGGTGTTGTTGAACTGGTAGCGGTCCTCGGCCAGCCGCATGCCGAGCATGTTGCGCTGGTTGGCCATATATTCGCCGAACCCCATAGGCGACTGGCCGTAGGGCTTACCAGCACCTACCCAGGCATTCGTCACTCGGGGGTCCTTAGCTCCGAACTGATGTGCAAACTTGGTCATGACCGCCGCTGCGAGATCGGTCTGGTCTATGCCCGCGCCAAAACCCGCAGCGATTAACGAGTTAACATCGGTGTTTGGAGCCGCCAGCATCCGCATGGCGTTCTCGGTCTCGACATTCTCCCGTTGCATGCCGTACAGCTTCTCCCGCTTCAGCGCAGGCGTCAGCGTATCGCCCCACGTGGACTGCGCGATATCCGCGATGACCTGCCCGAGAGAAGGTCCTGACTGCGATGGCCCGATGACGCGCGGCACCGATCACCCCTGGAGAATGTTGCCTGACCCACCGTCCGCCGGCGGCTGCTGCGTGTCGGTCGGCGCCAACCGGCCGCCTGGCCGGGAAAGCGCAGCCTGGAGGCGCTCGATGATACGCCCCTGCGCGTCGGCAAGCCGTGGGTCGCTGGTGATGCCGCTGAGAATGCTCCCCAGGATTCCCGGGAACATGCCGCCAGCGCCGCCCTCTCCACCAGGCATCTGAGGAAAGAGGCTGCCGTTGCCGATAATCGGCATGCCCGGCAGCTTTTCCGACATCCTGGCCATATTCAGGCGATCAAACGGCCGGATCGCTGGCCGCTGAACGCGCTGGGCACCGTCGGCAGGGGGAGTAGTCGGGGGTAGGTTCTGGTCCATGTCTAATACCCCTTAGGGATGATGTTCATCGGTCCGCTCGGAGCCGGACTGTTGTAGCCGCCCATGGGGAGCCCGCCTTTAGCACCGGCGAACGTTGCCGCAGCGTTGCCCATCCCGGAGAAGATCTGGCCCCAGATCGACGGCGGTTTGGTCGCCTCCAGGGCGGCATACTGCTGGAGGGCCGGCAGCATCGCGGCGTTGCTCTGCGCGAAGTTGCCGATCTGGCCGATGTTCCGCGCGGCGCCCGTGATGCCCAGCTGATTGTCGAGCATGAGGTCGTTGTAGCCGCTGAGCGCGCCAAGCGCGTTGGCGTTGGCCGAGGAATTAGCGACGGCCCGGCTCGTCTGGTCGGCGAACGCCTGCTTCACGATCTCCGGCACATCGCCCATGAGCGCGATGTTGGCCGGCCCCGACAGGTCGCGGGTGATCGCGCTCTGCAGGTTCGCGGTACGCTCACCCTGGGCCTCCCCGAGATTCTGGCCAACCTGGGCCGGATCGAAGTTCCCGAGCTGCTCGTCGAACTCCAGGCGCGCCTCCTCGGAGAGCCGCCGGTTCTTGTCGAGCATCGCGAACAGCTGCTCGTTCATGGCGCGCGCCTGGGCGGCCTGGTTGGCCTGCGCCTCGTTGTGCTGGATAAGGCCGCCCGCGCCGCCCATCCCCAGCCCTACCAGCGCCAGGATTTCAAGCCCGGTGCACATCAGCGGCCCCCGAAGAAGTGGGGCGGGAACATAGGCCCGATCTGCGGCGGCTGAAGGGGCGCCCCGGGGCGCCGCAGCGGCATCGGCCCAGGCTGGCCAAGCATCGGCTGCTGGAATGGGGCGCGCGGCGCGCCGGCCGGATGCTTCTTCCAGCCACCCTCCGGCGGCGTTTCCGGCACCTGGGCGAGAATGTCAAAGACCTCTTGGCACATCAGCTGACCACCCTGCCTGATCCTGACCCGTACACGGGGCCGGTCCCGCCGTAAGACGACCGGTAAGCGGCGCCCGGCGAGTTCTGCGCGGCTTGCATGTAGCCGGTGAACGGTTGCAACACGCTCGCGAAAACCTGACCCAGGGGCGTGAAGGCGGTGGGCGCCTTGATCGCAGTCGCTTCGGCGAGAGCCCGGGCGTTGATGGCCGCTGGGTCCGCAGAGCTCTGGTTCAAGGCATAGAGGTTGCTCTTCGAGTCCTCGATCTGACCGCGGAGCTGGTTGGCCGCGTCCTGCGCCTGGTTTGCGATCTGGGTTTTCTGCTTGTTGTACTCTTCGAGGAGATCGCCAGTCTTGGTTGCGCCGTAGGAGGACGTCATCATGCCCCGGCCGGCGAGAGCCGCCATCAGCTGGTCCTGCGCGCTCGTGAACTGGCTGTCGAGCTCCGGGAAATAGTACCCCGTGTAGGTGTTCAGGTAGTTGTTGAAGAAACTGTCGTCAAAGCCGCCGAACGCTTGGTCGATGAGGGCCTGGCCCTCCTTGATCTTCTGCTGACGTTCGATCTCGGCCTGTTCCGCGGCCTTACGGGCCTTTTTGGCCTCCTTCGACGCCTTATCGCTGCCGCCCATACACATTGCTCAGGCTCTACTTGAGAACGTGTTGTCCCGGCGCAGCGAGACCGGACGTGCGACTGCTGCAGGCACAATACCAAATCAATGGGGCTCTGTCACACGACATTTTTGACTGTTCTGATAGACGAATAGAGACGGATTGGACACGCCGGGCATAGGTGAGAAGCCCAGGGCCTTGAACCAGCGGGCCACATCTTTATGGCGCGAAAGCGTGCGAGATTCGAAGATCACGCCGGGCCAGTCGCGCGTGATATTGGCAAGGTGCTGGCGAGCCACGAAAACGCCGCGCGGGCCGAGGTCGAAATAACGCTTCGTCGCGAGAAACGTCGTACTGCGGACGGTGGAGATCCGGGTGCGGCTGTGGTTGAAGATGTAGAGCGGCCCGCGCCCGTCGAACGCTGCCTCGGCGTGATCGAGGCCATTCTTGCGCAGCAGCGCCAGCATTTTCCAACCCGAGATACCGATCTCCTCCATCTCCTGCGCGGTGATCTCGGAGCAGTTATTCAGGACGGCCGCCACGTCGGCCAAGGTGGCCTTCTTGTACCGGATCATCCTGCCTCCGTGGGGTCGTAGTGGATGGCGTTCCGCGAGAGCCGCGCGTACCCGGCTGCCCGACAGACAAAGCGCAGCGCGAACAAAGGGGTATCACCGATCAAAGCAATCCGCTGCTTGACAAAGGTCGAGCCGCCAACCCGGCCGGCGTTGATGATCTTGGTCTCGTCGGCGGGGTCGACGAGGATATCCATGCTCCAGACGTTGGTACAGGACAGGTCGATGCCGTTGAGCGCCTTGTGAGTGGCCGGCGACCTGGCGTCCAGGAAGGCGGTTTCAGCAGTGACGATCTGCTCGTCATCCTCCGGGTACTCGTTGCCGCTCTCACCGCCATAGAGGTAGATCGTGTCGCCCGAACGCGCGTAGACCCGGTTCTTGACACGGACAAGATCCGAGATGACGAAACCCGGCTCGATGACGCTCCAAGCTGTGATCTTCGCGCCGGGAAAGTTGGAGAGGACGATCACGTAAGGGCCGAGGGCCAGCCAGTAGCGGCCGTCCACCGGCTCCATGATCGCGATGGCCCGGGACACCTGCTGCTCGCCGATCTCGGCCCGAATCCCCTGGATGTAGGGATCGATCACCGAGCCGATATCGCTGACATAAGCCGCGTTCGAGCTGTCGCGGGCCCGGAGCGAACGGATGCCTGTCGAGTCCAGGTAGAAGACGTCGTTGTTGCCATAAGCCAGCAGCGACTGCGGCGCGATCGTGCCTGTGTTGTCGAGCGATTGAACGAACGCGAACTGCGAGACAGCTTGGCTGAGCGTGTAGATGCGGACGTGATCGGCCGAGAAGATGGCGACCTTGTCGTTGTACTGGACGAGGCCGACCAGCCGGCCGGAGCCCTCGCTCTCATTGGCCATGTTGACGAAGCCGCCGTCGGTTTCCGGTGTGCTCCCATCGTCCTGCCAATCAGTCGGGTCTTCGAGCTTCGAATAATGCAGATTGCTGACGGCGACGGAATACATGCGCTGCTTGTAGGTGAAGGCATAGGAGCCCATGCCCGCGGCGCTGCCGCTGGCCGCGTACACCGTCCCGTTGATCGTGATCCGGTAGATGTCGGCCGCGTTGAACGAGCCAGTCAAGGTAGCGGTGTAGACCTGCGCCACCGGCGCGACCGCATCGACGCCGCCGGAGAAGTTGGTCGTGGCCGCGACGACGTCACCGGTGACCGCGATCCCCACGACATAGCCGTTCGGCGCGGACCCGGTGCCGACCTCGGCCGCGATCGTAACGGTGTCACCCGCAGCTGTCGCGGTGTAGCCGTGGGTCAGCGTTCCGTTGTTGATCTCGATCGCAAGCGCGAGCGCGGCGGCTTGGTGATCGTCAAGCATGTCGACCGGCTGGCTGAGCAGCTCGACGCCCTCGACCGTGACCGAAGAGATCGTGTTAATGCCAGGGTTGCGGGACCCGGCCACGATCTCGACGCTGCCTGTCGAAAGCACCTCCTCGACCTCGGGGACGTTCGCCTGAATCTGGGTGAGGGTGATACCTTGGCTGGTATCCCCGCCGCCTTGGACCGTCGACGCGCTGATGGTGTAGGACGTCCCGGGCGTGACGGCCGTTATCGTGATCATCGAACCGGCCGCGGTCGCGCTCACAGCGGCGTCCCGGTCGATCAGCGTAGCGAGGAAGTCGGCCAGCACTTCCCGGGTGGCGTTCGTAGACGCGAGCGTCTGCCAGGCGGCGACATTGCTGCCGTCGAAGAAGTGGTAAATGTTGCCATCGCTGAACTCCGCGATGACGTAGAACTTGCCGTCGAAGGTCGCAACATCGAGCACCCGGGTCATGCTCGGCGAGCCGGACGGAGCCTGGAGGCGCTGGTAGAGGACGCCCAAGGGCATCGACGCGGCCAGGTTGGCCGACCCGAATGCATAGAGCTGGCCGCGCACCTGGGCGAGGCCATGTGTCCCGGCCGGCAGAGTGTAGCGCTCCACGAACTTCTTGACGCGCTCGATGTCACCCCCGCGGGTGATGTGGGCGTTGCGGAGGAGCCAGAGCGTGCCCGGGACACCCACTTCGCGTGGGCGCCGCCGGTCCATCCCGTATTTGAAGTCGAGGATGTCCAGGTACGGCATCAGCGCACCCGGACGATGGCGCGCCCTGAGACATAGCGAGCGACGGGGCCCAGGCCCAGGCGGCGCTTCTCGCTGCCCCCTTGCGACCGGCCCTTCAACCGGTTGAGCCGTTCGCGCGCCTTGGCCAGCTTGGTCTCGGCGTCGGCGCCCTTCTGGCCCTGCAAGAGCTCGTGCGCCGAGAACAGCACCACGAGATTGTCATCGAGTAAGCACACATCCTCATCGTTGACGAGCCGCGGGGCGTTCACGAAGCCCTTGAACTGGATCGTCTGGTCGTTGCTGTAGGGCACCGGCCAGATCTCGACCTGGGTCTTCGTCCCGGTCCACCGGGCGTCCCATTTGAGGGCTGGCTCCGATCGGTAATCGAGCTGGCTGTCGAAGCCGTTGTAATCAGCGAAATCAATGCCGCGGATCAGCGGGTGCGAGAGCCCGCTGTACCAGACGACGACCTCCTCGACACGATCGAGGTTGAGACCGTCGGGGAGATCGTAGAAGCGCTCACCTGCCTGCAGAGGGATCTTGTCGAAGACCATGCGCAGGTGAGGCCAGTCGTACTCAAGATAGAGATCGAGATAGTTGCGGTTGAGCGTCTGCTTCAGGTTGTCGACGTCGGCGACACCAACAGACACATCTGTGGACCTGCGAAGCTCAGCCCGCAGCTGCTGGACCAACTCGAGGAATTGGGTCCCGACAGGCATTCTATCACTGATCCAGGAGCTCGACGGAAGCCTCGGCCGGTTCGGTCCTGCGGACGCGCTTTTGCGGCACCTCGGTCACCACATCCGGGTGCTCGATACCCTCGAGCTGCTTCGGCAGGGGCAGCGTGTCGGGGCCGAAGAGCCGCGAGACGATGTCGATCCGGTCACCTGTAAGGCTGCCTTCCGGAGCGAAGCTATAGGTCTGGCGCAGGTGATCGCGCTCTTCCCGGTCTGTGCGGTCGATCTTGCCGTCTGGAACGATGTCAACAACGGAGTCCTCGCCGCCATGGATGTACTTGAGGACCATCACCTCCGCTGCGGAGATGCTGTACTTGCGGACTTCATTGTAGAGATCGTTGTGGAGGCGGACCTTGCATGAATATGTCTGCATGTTCTTACCCTTGCAGGTGGTTGGGAGCGGGCGGGGAAATCCCCCCGCCCACCAGATCAGTGTCAGCCGGCGTACTGCACGACGCCGCGGTAGCTCGGGTCAGGGATGAAGGCGAGCAGCGAGAAGGCCCGAGAGCCGTTGGCCGCCGAGTTTGGATCGAAGGTGCCGCGCACATCGCCCGTGGTCGCCGTAGCAGCGGCCGTCGCGCCAGCCACCACGGTGCCCGCCGTCGGCACGCCGCCATCTTCGAGCTCGCGGAGCACGAAGCCGACTTCCGGCAGGAACACCGGCAGCCCGAAGACGTCACCGGTGCCGACCGTTGCGCCGGTCACGTCCGCGCTGACCCTCACCGAAGTGACCGTCTTGAACGCCTTCTTGCCGGTCATCGAGGTGCCGGAAGCGGACGATTCGACGAGCGTCTCGCCGTACTCGTCCGTGCCCGTCACGGTCATGACGGCCGTGTTGGTCCAAGCAGCGACCACGTTCCGGGGCACATCGAAGGTAGCCACACCACCGGCCGCCAGGGCGCCGTTGATGTCGCCGCTGCCGGCCGCAGTGATCGCCTGGGAGGCGCACACCCCGTCAGCATCGGCCGTGGCCGGCGCACCGAGGTCGATACGAAGCAGCGTGCCGAACAGGATGTTATGCGCACCGCCGGTATACGTGCTGATGTCCCCTTCACCGAGGACATCGACCTGGAGCTGGACTGCCGAGCTCGCCGGAAGGGTGGTCACGCCCTTGTAGGTCACAGTGATATTGGAAGCCCCGAACGCCACCGTGAAGTCCTGCGGAGCGTAGAGCATGCGCTGCAGGCCGCCGGCCCACAGCTGGTGCCCGTAGCCGCCGCGGAACGTCCCGGAGTTGGTTCCCTGGGGGTACCCCAGCGTGAACGTCCCGTTGGTCGCGACGTTCGCGGAGAGCGTCCCATCGATACGATAGATGCTAGGCATGGGTCGGTTCTCCTTAAGCGATCGAGATCACGAGATGGCTGTTGCGCTTGTCGCACACGAGGCCGCCGACCCAGGTCTTGGCGCGGTAGAACACGTACTTGTTCTCCGGCCGCGCGGGGAAATGCGACTTCATGTTTTCGCCGTCGATGTGCATCGGGTAGATGTTGCGAAGGTCGAGCAGATAGGCGTACTTAGCCTTGCCCATGTCATCGAGGGTCGGGTCGTACTCGAACCGCAGGCCCTTGAACGACGGATCGGCCGCAGACACATCGATCGTGCCGCCTTCCTTTGCCCAGCCGGTCTGGGTGTAGAAACCCTTGGCGCGCATCTCAGCCTCGAGCTGGTCAAGGAAGTCGGAGCCGGCCAGCGCCAGATTGGGCTTGCCGCCATACCGACGAAGCTGACGCCATTCCTTCGACAGCTGCTTGACGAGCACCTGAGCCGAGGGGTCCGAGCCTACGTTCAGACCGATCTGCGCCCGGTTGCGCCACCAGGTGTTGGACGCCTGGTCGATGCCACCGACCACAGTGGCCGAGGCCGGGTTCTCCAGAACGAAGGACTGGATGCCCGGAACCAGCTTGGCGTTCTGCGTGCCGTCGCGCCAGAACATGTCGTTCATGCCGCGGGCCATGCCCTCCGCCATGTCCTCGAGCTTGTCGTCGAGGATGTTGGCCAGCTGGATGACTTCTGCATCGCTGTGCGTGGTTGCGTTCCGGCCGGTGTTCGTATCAACGATGCTGATCCCGTTGTGCAGGAGCTCGTGCATCGTGAACGAAATGCCGGCGTGGATCAGCTTCCACGGATAGCTCGCCACGCGGATGTTGGCCGGGTTCTGGTACTCGACCTGGTCGTCGTACTCGAAACCCTGAATGGTCGTGGTGTACTCGCCTTTCACCCGGCGAGTGATCCTCTCCTTGCCACCCGGGAAGGGCTTAGACTTGGCCATCATGGCCCGGAGGAGGGGCTTTTCCTGGATGGCCTGGGAGAGGATGTTCCCTTTCTTAAAGTGGAAGTCGAGCGTGGCGTTCGCCATGCTCTCGAATTCAGCGGTCGTGAACGGCATCTTCGCGGTGTCCTACAGGACAACCCGCTCAACGAATCCCTGCGAGCGTATTATTCAACACGTCCAGTGTGTTCTTCGGCTCGGGCGTTGAACGGGGCGAGGAACCAACACCCGTCACCGGCCTCATTTCGCGCTTAGGCGCCGCAAACGGTTTGAGCCGCTCTCGAACCCGTTTGTCCACTTCCTCGCAGAGGGCATAGACGTCCTGGGCCGTGGGGGGCACACCGCGTTGGCGGAGTTCCGCGCCGATGAGTTCGACGACGAGGTCCTTCCTCAAACTCCAGTCGGGGTCGCTCTGCGCCTTGGTTTGAGCCCAGCTATCGCCTGCGCTGACCACTTCCGCCGTAAGCCGCTCGAGCTGCTGCCGCTCGGCTTGGGCTTGCGCCATCTGCTGGTGCCTCTGAAGCTGGTATTGACTGAGCCTGGCCGTGGCTTCGGTTTGCACCAGCTGCCGCGCGTCCTGCTCACTCAAATGACCCAGCCGCACCCGCTCTTGGTATTGGGGCGGCAGAACCGCGCCAACAGCCTGCGCAAGCTTCTGGAAGATCGGAAGAACCTTCTGGTAGGCCCCGGCCGCGTCACCCTTCTTGATCATCGCTGCGATGCCGAGGGTGTTCTCAACGTCCTCCGCCGACAAATCATTGCTTTGGAGGTAGTTGACAAAGCGATCGAAGTTCTCTGCCTTCGGTTTAACCTCCGAGAGTTGCCCCTCGAGGGCCTTCTTCGTCTCGACCAGACGGTGGAATCGGTTTCGGCTTCGCTGCGAGAGTGTCCGCTTTTCCTCTTCGGTCAGCGTGTCCTCAGACTCGCCTTCCTTGGGATCGGCTCCGCCCTCTTGAGCTTTGGCCTCGGGTTGATCTTCCCCAGTTTCCGAGGCCGGCGATGCCTCCTTGCCACCGAGGGCCTCCTGAACGAGGTCGAGGGTGGTCTTTTCGCCTGCTGGTTCCGCACTGGACGAAGTTGCGGCGGATTCGGTTACGTCCTGATCGACCGGCGTGCCGGTATCTTCAAAGTCCGTAGACGACACGGATTACGTCTCCTGATTGCGGCCTTCGTGTCTATACACGTCGCGACGCAATTTCATGACACTTTGCGACATATAAGACATCAAAGTCAAGCCATTTGTGGTTGCGGCGCCGGGAACGCAGGTTGCGGCTGAGGCTCATCCATTTGGGTTGACGGCGTATTCTGCCCGCCCCGGCCGCCCTGCTGGTTTGGATCACGTTGCGGATCGCCACCGGCCTGGGCGCTCCGACCCGCCATCTGGTTCATGGCAACGATGGACGGCAGCCCTTCCGTGATCGCATCCTCGACGTCAATATCGAGCAAGGTCAGATACTTGCGCGCGATCGGCGTCGGTGTCACGCCCGGCAGCATGGTCAGGAACGGCATCCCGCGCTCCATGTTCGCGAGCTCGACCGCCTGGTTCGGCCGACCGGAAGACCCGGCCTTGATCTCAAGCAGCAGATCCTTCGCGACCTCTTCGCGGGAAAGCGGCGTAGTCGGCCACACGGCGCCCGGGCCCGCGATCTCGATCACCGTCTCACGATCGAGCTCCTGCAGCATGACATGGCCCAGGGCCTTGGCCAGATCGGTCAGGAAATCGTCAAGGTCATCGACATTGTCGGACATGGACGCCAGACGGCTGTTCTCGGCGATCGACGACGCCGTGGCCGTGGAATCCCCCGGTTCGCCCAGATTGGCCTCCTGGGCGCCCACAGTGCGCAGCATGTCGACGAACAGGCTCTCCACCTCGTAGAGGTTCGGGTCGATCGGCGCGGTGGGCCCGGCCTGGAGCACCTTGTCGATCGTTTCGCCTTGGGCGAGCGCGTTGACCTCGATGATCTCGTGCGCCGCGTGCCCGGCAAGCCGCTTCTTGTCTTCCTCTTCGAGCTTGCCGTGTGACGCCACGTAGTAGGGCCGCGCTGCGAGCCGGTGTTCGCGCAGCCCTTCCCGCGAGCGGTTGTACTCGGCCTGCACGTGCCGCGCCTGCCACACATCCGACGGCGGGTAGATCTCCTTCTCGTTCTCGCACTCGTTGAACACGAGCGGGAACACCGTGAAAAAACGCTCCAGCTTGATATCAGGAGCAGCCGGCTCCTTCAAAAAGTCGGGGTAGCCCTCGCAGACGGTGAACACCTGCCCGCGCTTCTTGTCCTGCACCTCATAGACCCGAGCGCAGTTTGGCTTTGTCTCTTGCTGCTCCACAAACTCGAACGCCATCTGCGACCCAGACGGATCGTCAGAGTACTTCGTGTAGCTCTTGCGAACGTCGACCTTGTAGACCTCCTTGATCTCTTCGGGGGTCATCTCGAACTCGTGCGCGATCCACTGCGCACCCGCCAGCGTCTTCAGGTGCCGGCAACGCTTGTCGACAATGATTTCCTCGGACCGCGGGAAATCAAACACGGGGCCTTCCCGCGTGATGACCTGCCCCTCGGACTCCAGCGTCTTCAGAAGCAAGCGCAGCTCCTCCAAACGAGCCGATTCCGAGTCGAACTCGCCGGAATTCGCTTCGTTCATCAGACACTGTATGGTCGTGATCTGAGACGTGACATCACTGATCTGAGCAGCGATCTCTGGCCGCGGCTCCAGGAGGCGCTGGTAGGCCATTTTGATATAGCCCACGCCATTGACCTTCGTCCGTCGCACCAGCGCCTTGAGCTGTTTCTTGAAGTCGAACGCCTGCTCGCTGGTGTAATAATCCCAGAGCAGCTCAAGCGTCTTCGACAGCTTGTCGAGCATACGCTTGTACTGAACGACGGCTTCTACCTCCTGCACGACCATGGCCGACTGGATGTCGCCCATGGCAGCGTTCTGCAGCGCCAGGATCAGCGTTTCGGCCCGGCCGTCCCAGATCTGGAACATAAGCCGCCGCTTGCGCTTCACGACCGCGGTCGGGTTCTTAGCGTAGAGGTTCGCGACCACCTGGTTGATGTGCCGGTTGAGGATCGGCACGGTGTAGCGCTCCTCATCCGCACACCATTTTTCATCGGCGCCGAAGGTCGCCAACTGCTGGCACTTCTTCATGCGCTTGAACGCCGCCTCGTGATGCTTCCGCGAGTCGTTGATGTCTTTCAACCACCGCTTGACCAGCTTGGCCCGGCCGGGGGCGACAGCGACGTCCGTTTCCAGGCCGACGGGCTGGCTGCTATCCTCGCCCGAGGTCGTGCTCGGATCGTCGGAATAATCGTACTCGTCCATCACTTCAGCCCTTTGCGGTCCTTGGCGTCCTGCCACATCTTCCGGACTTCAGCCTCGCTAATGCCCCTCCCAGGATGCAAAGCTTCCGAGAGCCAAGAGAGTGCCCGGGCGCCGTCGTAGGTGCCGTCCCCGTTTGAGGCCGCTTCATCCAGCGTTCGCGCTTTACGTGGATCGTCCATCACCAGCCCTCATTCGCGCGCTTGCGCTGCTCCTGCTGCGCTCGGCGCCTAGCCGCACGGAGTGTCCATTCGACCGACCCAACCCTTATGACATTATCTGACATTTCGGACACCTTGGGCGCGCCAATTTCCTTCAGGAGCCCCTGCCCGATATGCGCGAGCCAATCGACGAAGTCGTCATGCGCTCCATATGGGAACTGCAGCAGCTCCGAGCGAGCCTGCGGCCACCATGGCGCGAACCGCGGGAACTTCACCTTCTTCATCGACATGCGGCCCTGAATCGCCCGGGCGCGCACCCGCTTGTCTTTCGCTGGCGTCACCGGGTCGATCGTCACGTAGGTTCGCGTCTCGATCATCCGCTTCTTGAGGAACGGCCCGAACGACTTCGAGATGAGCTCGTTCTCCATCCACCACAGCAACGGCCGGTGCAGCCGGAACTGAACCAAGAGCTCCTCGACGACCCGATCGGTTTGCATGCGCTCCCAGACCAGGTCGGGGAGCACCCAGATGTTGTCATCGGAGTCAATGCCAACGCAGCCAAGCACGTTCGGATCACGCTCCTGCTTCTCGCTCACCGCGTGGTCGGACGCGCCGTATTTGCGGAGGTCCTTCGGCAGGTCCTCCCGGTCATATTCTTCGAGCCAATCGGCCTGGAAGAACTCTCCGTCCTCGATCGTCGGCTGACCCATGACGAGAGCGGAGAACGTCCGCGGCTCGCCCAGCTTCCACTGCGCGAAGAACTCGAGATCCTTGTCCGCCTCCCAGAGCGCGGCGATCGGTTTGTCGCCGAAGGCACGGAACACCTTCGGGTGGTCGATCTCATTGTGTCGCTTCAGCTCGAGGCCCAGGGCGGCAGCAAGCTTCGGGTCCTCGACCACGCCTGAAATGTTCAGGTACAGCCAGTCATCGGCGATGCCGTTGAACCGTTTGTGCCTATCGGGGTGCGAAGGATCGCACAGCCGGCCGATCAAATCGTCGGCGTGCCAGCGGGTATGCAGAACGATGATCCTGGTCCGCTTGCTGCCGCGGGAGAAGGCGACCGAATAGAACCACTTCCACATCTTTTCACGGAAGTTGTCGTTCTGCAGCTCCTCGTCATCCTTCATCGGGTCGTCAATGATGAAGTAATCGGCCGTTCGGCCGGTCACCGTGCCACCGGTGCCGACGAACGAGATCTTCCCGCCCATGGTGTTGCCCATGGCGGTCTTGGACTGCGACCCGGTCGAGAGCTCGACGGCCGGAAACACGGAGCGGTAGCGCTCGGTCTGGATCTCCCGGCGAAACTCTTCGCCCAGCTCGGCCGCGCGAATTTCATTGTAGGTGGCCACGATGATCTTGGCGCGCGGGTTGCGGCCCCAGATCCAGGCCGGCCCGAAGATCGACAGGTGCTTGGTTTTGCCGTGTTGTGGCGGGATGGAAACGGCGACGCGCTTCTTGTCGCCGCGCTCGACCGCTTCGATCAGCTCACAGAGGAGCCTGGCGTGCGCCACCGGCTGATAGCCCGAGATCGAGAAGTCGTCCGGCGCCTCCTCGTCCGGCCACATGACATGCATGAACTTCTCAAGGCTATCCCGCGCCTCCACATAGGCGAGCTTCACCTTGTAGAGCTTGAGCAGTTCCTTTTTCTTGGCCTCGTCCATCATCCGCCGAGCTTCCGCCGCAGCCAGTCGGCGGCCAGGCCGCCAATCATGGCCAAGCTGAAAATGACACCCCGCTCCCAGTGCTGACGCGCATAGAGCCGCTCGACTTTGACCTTGATCTCCGGCACCTCGCGGGCGTGCGCTTCCGCCACGCGAAAGCGCTCGTCAAGCTTTTCGACCTTCTCGTGCAGCACCTGCCGGCTGACGGCGGCGCGCTGCTCGTTCTGGTCGATTGCTTTGAGCAGATGGCGCACGTCGGTGCGCAGCTCACCGATCGCCGAAGAGATGTCATCGAGCTGGGAGGTCATAGCAACCTCTTGGCTCGGCCGGGGCCAGTCCAGTTGTTCAGCATGAAGACGAGTCCGTCGTCAGCTTCCTCTTCGGATTCCGCGTCCCAGTAGATCGGACCGCCACCTCCGTCGTTGACGCCGTTGTAGCCAAAGAGCTGAGCGATCCCTTCCCAGCCTTCAGTGCGCTGCTTCATCTGGGCGACTGTGTCGAAGGTGAGCGGGGTGGCCGAGCCACCACCCCCGCCGTCCAGACCGCTCGCGTAAGTAAGCTGCAGGGCGACCATCGTGTTCGGCGGCAACGGCGTCGACTTGTTGTAGGTGAAGACGATCTTGCTCTCTTGGAAAGCCAAGCTGTAATCGCCCGCGTCTTGCGAGAGAAGCACTTGGGTCCCGCGGGCGAAAGCCTTCGACCCCTCCTGCACGAACGAGTCTGCGGTCGTGCCGGCCGGATAGGCGAAATCAAGCGTCTCGCCGGTTCGGAGGGCTACGTCAGCGGCGCTGTAGACTGTGGCGATGGTCATGCGGGTACCTCAGCCGAATTGTAGATAGGCGCCCAATCCGTCCCCTCCACGTGGGCGTTTCCATTCGTCAGCCGCAGCCATCCCCGAAGCAACGAGCCGCTCGAAATCGAAAGGGCCGTGTTCTCGACGAAATGGCCGGCGCGAAAATACCCACTGGAAGGCATGGCGCTAGCGGACAACAAGTCTCCGCCGTCAGGCGTCGCGGAACCCTGCCCCCGCGTCTCGCTATCGGGATCGCAATCAATCCAATGGCTGAAGTTCCCAAACTCCTGCTCAATAAGCGCGATACCCTTGTTTCCAGAAGACCAATCCCAGTAATAATGGTTTCCCCTCACGGCCGCGATAGAGCCAGATCCGCTCAAAGCAGCTAGGCGCACTGGCCTTCGGCACTGCTGAAAGGAGTTCCCCTCGATCGCACCGCGAGCCATACCCGTCGCGTAAACACCAAAACCGTCAGAGCCCGACGTGGCGGACCAACCCCCGTTGGAGTTGCGAGCCGCATTCTCATGCAGCGGATCGATATCAAAGAAATTCCCCCGCACCGCGTAAGTGGCGTTCAAGACGGGCGCGCTCGGGTTCAAGACCACACCGTTAGAACACCTCTGCGCTGTATTCCCAGAGATAAGCACGTTTTTAAAGCTGCGGACGTTGCCCCCAAGGCTGAACATACTAGCCACGCCATATGCCTGGTTGCCTGCAATCGTAAGACCGTTGAAATCCGCCGATGCAGCGCGGATGCCGTGTATTGCATAAATCAGGCTCGATATCTCCGGATCGATCACCCCTGTGTCGTTCCAAAGGCTGCCGAAGCCATAATCGGAAAAATTGGTTTGCCCTCCAATGGTTTGCATGATGCTGTTGGAAGATATGACGATGCCTTTATTAGCCCCGCGTGGCGCGTTGGGGCCCACCACGTTCACATATGGCTCCGGCTTCACCCATGCAGAACCGTCGTAATCATCTATGTAAGTCGTTATGGCGCTGCCGCCCGAGCCCAGCGACTCCCTGCCATTGATATAGATGGCCCCAAAAGTTCCCACACTTCCTACATCAGTGGTCCGGAGCGTATCTAGTATGGAATTCCCGTTGATCACTACCGCAAATTTCGCGACCAAACCTTCCGAAAAATTTGTATCCAGACCGATGAAAATGGCATATCCATAAGCGAAACGCGTGCCATTATTTGAGATAACAGCGTTTCTGGCGCCGAGCACTTTAATGCCAAATGATTTTCTGATAACGTTGTTCGTTATAACAACGCTGGTGTCGTTAACGCCGGTTGTGGACGAGGCCAGGTGAACCGCAATCGCATCATCACCGCATTCCTCGATGTGATTTCCGATAATCTTATGGTGCGTGGCCCCTGTGGTATTGATCGCGTCGCGGAGAGACTTGCGTATATCGCAGTTGACCACGAACGAGGACGTCGCCAGCGGCGCCAAGCTCATGTTTCGTGAGTAAAGAGCGGACACCCCGTCGAGGATGCAAACATCAAAAGGCCCGCAATTCAGTAGTTTGTGACTGCCAAGAGTCGAATTCCGGTCTGCATAGCCGTGCAGAGTGACATCGCGCAAAATGAACGTGCCTGACCTACCCAGACTGTGGCGCCCGAACAGCTCGATATTATCCGCGCCAAGTTTCAAAACCGAGCGACCCTGGGCAGAGCCACAGATCGGGACGTCTGGCAAGGGTCTAACAGTAGAATTGATCAAGAACGTCCCATCGGGGATGGAGACGCCCACACCCCGCGCCTTGGCTGCCGCTATGGCAGCTGTAAGAGCCGAAGAGGCGTCCACGCTTCCGTCACCCCGCGCCCCAAAAGCAGTTACGGGAATGGGCGCTGTCATGCCAACCCCGCCCAGAGAGCAGCAAAAGCCGCATCCCTACTCGTGATCTGCGGCTCCGAAAGCGCAGCCCCCACCCACCAGGCCCGAAGCGTGCGAGCGGAGAAGTTTCCAGCCACCCCCTTATTGTTGCGCGCGCCCAGGTAGAGATTGAGACTGGCGGGAGATATAGATGCCCGCGTGAAGGTCGCCAGTTGAGCACCGTCGATGTAAACCGCGAATCCTGTCGAATCGGCGCGGTTGGTGGAGATCACACCTGTGCCGGGGGAACCTGCAACCGATTGGTCAGTTGTAGAGGCGGAAGATCGGGCGCCCACCTTGTTGTTTCCGTTCCGGGCACCGATTGAATTGTGCGTATTGCCGAGTTCCACATAGTTGGCATTGGCGACGTCTGAAGCGGAATAAACACCTAAACTGGATGAATCCTGAGAGAAGTTCCCTCCAGCTGTCGCAGGGTTGAACCCGCTATTCCAGTATCCCGTGGTGCCGTCTCCGGTTGATCCCGTATCATCCAGCGTTAGTGTCCCTTGCCGGGTCGCATTGTAAGCGTCCTGACGCATGTTCTGTAGGACAGTCTCGGTGCTGGTCGCGAATATGCTCTTTGCGATCCAAATGGCATCAGCCAATGCCCACCAGCCGCTGGCCTTTCCACCCACAATGAAATCATTGACCGCGGAGCGCTGATCTGGGGAAAGCTGTGATTCCAGACGGTCAAAGAAGTCCTGCGCTGCCGGGTCATAGGCAGCGATCACCCCCGGCACGCCAAAGAAATCGCTCCGCAGCCCGAGCCCAAGCCCCAGATCCATCAGACGTACCCCACCAGGTCCGTTGCGGTCAGGCCAGTCGCGTGCAGCCGCACGATGGGCCCGCGGATCACTTCGCCGGCGACCGCCGTGTAGGTGATCTCATTGCCGTTGATCACCTCGTGCACATCGCTGGCCGCGTGCGTCACGGTGAAATCGCCATCAGCACCCACCCGAATGGCCCGAACCGGCACCGGGAGGTCAACGGTGTCACTTGCGTGATCGTCGAGCACATAAGCCCCGATCGGCGCCGTGCCGGACGACAGGGATGTCTTATCGGGAAACGGATCAGCCATTGTCGTGCATTCCTTCGCGACTAATCATGACACTTACGACACTCAGGACACAGAAATATCGAGCTCGCCGGCCTCGACCCGGAAGGTGTCGCCGTCGTTGATCGTCTTCGCGTTGGTCCATTGGCCGAAAAACAAGAGGTTCCCGGTGGTGGCCGCGTCCAGGATGCCCCAGTGGGTGACCGTGCCGAACGCGCCGCCGGACGCCGTGAAATTCTCCTGCGCCGTGTTCGCCGTCGTCAGCCCGGAAGCCGCGTTGAACGCGCACGCCTGGCGGGAATATCCGTTGCCGGACACTTCCGTACCGGAATTGGCAGCCGTCGGGTTGGTCGTATACAGCGCCAGATAGACCGTCGTCGGCATCGTGTACGAGGCCACGCCCAGCGCATGATCTAGGAACTTGTTGCCTAGGTAGTTAGAAATCGCAGCCATAATTCACGCCTTTCAAGCAACCTCTTGATAGATGATCTGCACGTACCCCGCGGCGCCGGCGCTGCCGGCCGCGTTGGACGCCGTCTGAGCCGCGCCACCCAGGCCCCTGCCGCTGATGTAGTCGGGGTCGTTGCGACCGCCGGCGCCTGCATCCGCACCGAACGTCACAACCGCGTTGGTGCCGTTTAGCGCAAAAGTACCGCCGCCACCGCCACCGCCACCGCCGTGGCCCAACCCCGTACCGGAGCTCGTCGCGCCCACGCCGCCGCCACCTCCGGCACGCCTCGCGCTCACGCCGTCGCCGCCGCCACCGCCACCGCCACCGCCGCCGGAATAGATCGAGCTGGACCTGTTGCCCCGACCGCCTGCGCCGCCGCCATTCGCGCCGCCGGCCCCGCCAAG